GCCACGGTTGCTTCGGTTTCCTCCACGGTGGAGCTGTAAGTTGTATTTGCAGTGGAAACCGCATCTTCCAGCTCACGGGCTTCTGTGGTCAATTCTTTCACAGATACCGCAGCATCATCGTTGGCGGATGCGAGAAACACCACGCCGGCAGTTATTGCGGCCACTGCAGCGGAAACAGACATGATCGTGCCAACCCCGGGGATCGCCGATGTGAACAGCTCGGTTGCAATCGTTGCGAGTTTAGTCGCTGCTGTATAGGCTGTGATTCCGCCAACAGTGACAGCTAGGACAGCCGTTCCGGCGGCGATTGCTTTGACAAGTTCGGGATTCTCTTTCACGATGTCGGTCATGACCGAGAACACGTCTGCACCGACCCCGTAAAGGTCGGACATGACAGGCGTGAATTCTTCGCCAACGGCAATTTTCAGCCCGTCAAACGCCGACTGCATCAAGGTCAGCTGTCCGTTCATGTTGTCCAGCATGGTTGCTGCCATGGAGCCAGCAGAGCCGGAGCAATCTTCCAGGGCCGCAGCGTAGTCAGAGAAGCTTTGGCCACCCTCAGCAGCGGTTTCCGAACAGCCGGCCATGATGGTTTGGAGCTTGGAATACTGGCTGGTTCCTGCGATTGCCTTTGCAAGATTTGCCTGTTCCTCATCGGTCAGAGTGGCCCATACCTCGGACATCCCCGTGAGGATGGAGGACAGACTGTTCATGTTGCCTGTCGCTTCATCGTAGACATACACGCCGTATTCTTTCAGCGCAGACGCACAGCCCTTGGTATCCGTGGCCAGTCGGGTCATAATTGCGCTGAGTGCCGTTCCTGCTTCTGAGCCCTTAACACCAGCATTTGCCATGGTCATCAGTACGGCGGTGGTTTCCTCCACCGAATAGCCCATGGAATTTGCGGTGGCTGCACATGATTTGTAAGCCTCACCCAGCTGGCTCACATTGGTGTTGGAATTGGACATGGCATAAGCCATCATGTCCACGAAATCAGCGGTGTCTTCGGCGGTCAGCCCAAAGGCGGTCAAGTAGTCGGTGACAATATCCGATGCTTCTGCCAGATCCATGTTTGCGGCTGCTGCCAGGTTCAAGATCGGCTCGATGCCGGACAGCATTGACTCCACATCCCAGCCCGCCAGTGCCATGTATGAAAATGCGTCTGCGGACTGCGTTGCTGTGAAGGAAGTGGTTGCGCCCATTTCCTTTGCCGTTTCTGAGAGCTGCTCCAGCTCAGAGTCCGTAGCTCCGGAAAGAGCTTGCACGTTTGACATGGATGCCTCGAAATCACCGGCGGCGTTCACGCACTCCATGTATGCGTCATAGATTTCCCTCAGAGCAGTGGCGATTCCTGCGGCAGCGATTGCGGAAGAAATGGCCTCCATGGCCTTTGCTCCGCTGTCGCCCATTTCCTCTGCACTCTCAGCGACTTCTTCCTGGGCTTTCTTAATTTCTTCCTCTTGCTCTGCCAAGCGCTTGGTTTCCTCGGTCAGATGATCCGTGTCAACACCGGCTTCTGTCAGAGCTTCGCCCATCTGATCCAGCTTCGCAGTTTGCTGTACAAGAGAAACGTTGGTCTGGTCGATTTGATGCTGTTTTGTCAGCATCTTTTCTTCCAGCTTGGTAGATGCGCCTCCGGCTTCTTCCATCTCTTTTTCCAGCAGTTGGTATTGCTGTTGGAGATATTGGAGCTTGCTTTTGGTGGATTCCACTGCGGCTTGTTGCTTCTGATATGCGGAGACATCAGACTGCAACCGGCTCAAGGTTTGGATTTCGCCCTGCATGGAGGTCAGCGCACTTTGCGCCGACTTGAATGTACTGCTGAAATTTGTCCCCTGCTTTGCGTTGAGCTGGAACAACATTTCGTATTCTTTACGGCTCGCCACGCTTCAATCCTCCTCTCACCGCAGCCTCCGTTTCTTAGCCTGCTCCTCTCGTTCCTTGATGATCTGATTGCTGGAATCGAGCCAGCACACCAACTCGGAGAGCGGCTGGTTAAGCCAGAAAGAAACGGGTGTATTATTCGCCTGAGCTAAAATCAGGCATTGTCTCCGAATCCAGTTGCCTCCATCTCCGATTACGACTCCGATTTCAGCAAAAAACTTCTGGCTGCTCCTCGGATTGCGTTGGTGTCACTCAAGCGGATAGCTGTGAGCATATCGTAACCAACCTCGGGATCGGACGCTCTCGCAGCCATACGAATCAAATACTCACCGGACAGGGAAGGCACGACAACGGCATGACCAAGCCGCATCATTTCGTTCTCGACGGCCAAGCCGTCTGCGCCGGTCAGCTTGTCCCAATCGAAAGTGATTCTGGTGTAGGTTTTGTCCTCGTAGGTGAAGGGTTTGCGGAACGTGTGGACGTAGACGTAAGAAGTCTCTGCCTGTGCCGCTTCTTCTGCGGCATTCAGCTCAGCCTCGTTGATTTCGACTGCGGTTGTTTTGATTGCCATGATAGTTGACTCCTTTCAGTTAATGTTCAGAAAATACGGGAGTCCTCCAAACGGAGAACTCCCGTAGATTTATCAGATTCCAAGTGCCTTTCGGACAGATGCCAGGTAATCTGTGCCATTCACCAAGCAGATGTTGTTGAACGGATCCAGCTCCATGGTCTTCTTCCCAGCAACGTAGGTAGCCCAGTAGCGCACTGCGTATTCACCGGAAGGATCGCCGGTAGAGGCGGGAGCCACGGAACCTGCGTTCAGGCTGGTGGGAATCACCTTGAATACGTGCTTCACGACCTGGGTGGAAAGGGTGCCCTTGGTGGGATCCTCCACCTGCTGTGCGATGCGAAGCTCAATCTGGTGCAGCTCGGGAGTCGCCAGCTTGGCGCACTCGCCCGTGTAGTTTCGGAAGGACAGGGACAGCGTCATGCTGTCCATCTGACCAACCAGCACAGCGTTGATATTGCCGGCAATACCAGCACCACTCATGGACTGGGTCAGAAACGTCAGCGTGGGCAGAGTCGCAGATGCGATGCCAAGGAATCGGTTCTTGCCTTCATAGACCTCGAAGTTAATCGTGGCCTGATCTCTATTTGCCATTATTTATCCCTCCTATCAAGAGCTGAAAACTTCAGTCACATAGTCCGCATCGTACTCAAGTACGAAGTCAATCTCCTGTGCAGGAGAGGGCGGCGTAAGATAAACGTGCAGTTTGATGATGCCGGCCATCAGGTTTGTAGTGGGGTTCTCTGCCTCGTTCAGCTCGACACGACCACCGAGGAGATAACCGGAGCCAACCAAGCCGTTGATCCAGATGTTGCAGGTGTCCAGGATGGTTTCTGCCAGCCGGTTATTCATGGGCGCATCCAACTGAGACCAGAAGGTCTGGATCAGAGTGTTGTTCACCCAGCTGAACATCCGGTTAATGGGAATCAGCTTGTCCTTCACATCGGTGGTGGAAGTTCCGGTGTAGTTCCCCCAGGCAACAAAGGAACCCATGAAATTCAAGGCGGTAACAATACCTGCGTTGTTCAGAATATCGGCATCCCCCTTGCTCAGAAGGATTTCGGTGCCATCCTCAGTGCAAACTCCGTCAAGAGGAACGGACTTGTTAGAGGGAGACTCATAGGGAACTCCGTCATTGTCCGTGTCGGTAGCGGAAATGCGACCTGCGATAATGGTGGACATATGGAACACCAGGTCACCGACCTTTCCGCAAGGCCAGCAGACGATTTCGGAACTGTTGTAACTTCCACTGTTCTTGGCGGTGACCGCTGCGGTTGCGGTAGCGGACTTGATGTCCACAAGAGCAATGCCCTTAAACATACCGTTGATGGAGTCAGCCTTTGCAGACATTGCAGCAGCTACATCCGCCTCGTTGGAGAAGCCGGGTGCCAGGATCAGGTCAGGGACAATTCCAAACATTGTCAGACACAGCTCAATTTTCTCCACTGCGGCGGCCACATCGGTTTTGGTTGCGCCCTTAGCCAAGGGCAGCAGAATGACAGGCTGGCAGCCAAACAGCTTGAACTGAGAGTAGATAAACTCGCTCAGCGTGTAATCGCTCCAGCTGTCGTCATAGCCGACAGCCTCAACCGCAGCGTCATAGGTGGTCGCCAGCACCGGAGTACCGGCAGTGGCAGTGCCAGTCAACGGAGCGGTGCCGATCACAAAGGGGATGCCGCTGGTTGCCTCGGTGGGTGCAGAAACGCTGGTAGCGTTCTGCGTGACGTAAACGCCATGATTAGCCATGTGAATTCCTCCTTACTTTCTCCGGGCGATTGCCTTGTAAGCTTTGTACAGGTCTGTGCCCGGGGTTTTAACAGATTCTCTTGCTTTGTCCAGGTCGCCACCGTCAACGATCAGCTGTTCAACTTCGGGATGCTTACTGGTGGCAAGCTTAACAAAGTCGTTCTCCATTACTTCGGCTTTCGTTCCGTTGTAGATGGTGTGCTGCTGGATCACGCCGACGATGGTAGGACCGACATAAGCGCAGAAGCCAGAACCTTGATCGGTTCTGACCTCCTCAGTAGTGGCCTTTTCGGCCGTATTCTTTTTTGTAGCCATTTGATTACTCCTCGTAGTTCAGAGCGATTTCGCCAGAAAGTTCCGATCCCCAGTTAATTTCACGGCGGATCACGGGCATTCTCCAGGTCGTAACCATCTCACCTGCGTAATAGGGAGCGGTATCGTCCGGGTAGTTCAGGGTTTCCAGCTTTTGAGTCAGATCCAGAACGAACATATCGCCGATGACCTGTTTTCGTAGAAGCGCAATCCGTAGCCGCTCCATGAGATTGATCAGGTACAACGATCCTTCCTGCTCATCATCGCAGTACACGCAGAAGATTGAGCGCACCGTGCAGGAGGAATACGGCTCTTCTCCTGGGTTCTGTCCATCCTGGCTGGTAATGATTTGATGGATGATGTAGGGCGCTTTCTTCGTGGCAGCAGTGCTGTCGGAGAGACGCATTTTATACACGGTTGCAGTCCTGCGCTCCGGTTCTTCTCCGCTCTTTTGGGCTTTCACAGGCAGGAGCAGGTCTTTCACCGCATCTTCCGTGAACGTTTTCAAGTCGTCCAACAGGACATTCTTGTTCATGCTCTATCACCACCCATTCAGAAGCCGAAGCATTTCGTGTTCCATCCGCTCGCTGAAAGTTTCGTCGATGACCTCTGACATCTCCTCGATGATCTCTTCATTCTTCATGAGAGAGCCGGCAGA